ACAATAAAATAGGTACATTCTTGTTAAATATTTTTGGTACATAATTGTTGACAAAATCGAAACATCTGTGTTATAATATAGATAGTGAAAGAGGGAACGCAACACCTACAAGATTGCAGAAAGAAAAAAGAGGTATTAAAATGAAATATGAGTATAAAGTTATTAGAAAAATGTCACTATACGAGTTACAAGCGATTTGCATTGAAAAAGGTTGGTACAAGAGTGGCGACAATACAGAATATGAAAAAATGCTTGAGGTGACAAGAAAAGAAGATATTACAAGCGATGATGTTGTAGAAACCGCAATTGATATTATTGCGCATACCGATGAATTAAGTATGAACGATTTCACATATGTGTGTAATAAGATATTAGACGGTATGCATTCGCTTATGATTGAGCAATAAAAAAGGAGAAAAAATTATGAAAATCAGAACATTCAACGATTTCAAAAATCTTAAAAAAGGAACATGGATTGAAGACCATACAGGAATATATGAAGTTGTCACCGCATATATGGAACGCAATTCATGTGTTGGACTTTCAGAAGTGCTAACAATGGCATCTGATGATAGTAGTGAATTTGCATTAGGAACAGAAAATCCGAATGTAACTTTTAATGACATAAAGGGCGCAGAAATCATTTAATAACAATAAAGGAGCAGAAAAAATTCTGCTCCTTTTGATTTTAGTGAACAACATCAATAATCAACGGTGTAAGCAATCGTGGGCAATTCTCGCATATAATCTTCATTTTCGCCCGAGCCTTTTAGAATCGGATAAATACCACCGTTCTCAAAAATCGGAATAACATTACCATTGTCAATTACTGGCGAATCGCACCCGTCGTCATAGTTTGCACGAAATGAGGTTAAAATAGCCGGTTCGTCATTCGTGTTTATTTTGCTCCTAAGTTTCAGCGTAAAACTATCGCCATCAAATCTATTAATAGCAAAAGAACCATCGTTCGGGTCGCCACTTAAAATGTACAAGGGTGTTGTAACTTCTCCATTGGTTTTATTAAGGTAGAACGAAAAATTATTCTTGTAATCGGTCATGTAAACGCTGAAAAATGCGAACATTGCATTGTTAAATTGCACTGTACACCAGTTTTCAAAGTACAAATTCGGTTCGGGCGGATTTACTATTGTGGATTTGTGACACCAAATCATGGGCTTGCCCTCTGCTGTATAGCGAACTGTATAGAAATCAGAAAGAGCGTCATAATTTTTCGCTGACTGATTAACAGTTGGGTTTTTTCCAAATTCTAACGGTATAGGGGTAGAGATGAAAGAAATATCACTTCTAACTGGAACTGTAACAGACTGCATCGCTCCGCCGATAAAATCAGTAACACGCTTGAAATATGCTCCCGTGTTTTCAAGAAAATAACGGGGAATGTTTGTAATGTCATAACAGCGAATGTCAGTAATTGAAATATTTCCAGCTTTTGAACCGTCAGCCACGCCAACCGTCCAGCGCAATGAATTTGAATACTCGAACATGTTCCACCACAAATGTTCTGCGCCGTCACTATTCAATTTAGTAGTCGGATAAATAACATCGTTAGCATTTGTAAACATTACGCCGTTTGCATTTGTAGTCTTATATTTTAGACTGATTAAATATTTGTGCCCATTAACTAATGTAAATTTATTCGGACTTGCTGAATGAATGAACAGAAATGCGCTTTGCGTGGGGTCTTTAGCTACACCCATTGTTAACCAAGCCTCGGAATTTTCAAAAGTACAGTCAAATGAACAGTTTCCGGCATATACTGTGTTGTTTGATGAACCCGCATTTGTAGTACCAGCAGTAAAAAGCGAATTTTTACATTTTTCATCTAACTTTATTGTATCAGTGCTACTTCTGATTCTGCCATAAGTGTCAGTCGTAACATTTGCAATATTGTTTGTTGTGCCGTTCTTTTTGTTTCTTGAATCAATATGCGGAATATAATTCAAAACATTTTTACCGTGGGTATTAATATCATGAATACAGTTGTATGTGACATTGCACCAGTTTAAATTTAATTTTAAACCTGTTGTATTAATATTGCCTTTAACGCTTGTGTTCTCAGCGTAAATAACACCGCCGTTTGAGCGAATCGCATAATCAGGATTTATATACCAACAGTAAGTGTCAAAATCACCATTGAAATCTGTGGTAGGTTGGTTTGTAAAAAGCGTGTTGCTGAAAAAGTTCGGAATATTGTACAAACAATACACACCGATATAAAAACGGTCGCAGGTCAAATTGGAAAAATAGTTGTTGCCTGTTGTGAGAACGCAACAGCTATGCTTTAACTGCTTAACGCATGCGGCATTCCACGGGTGAAAACCTGTAATCTTGTTGTCACCTTGTGTAATTCTTGCGCCAACAATGCAGTCAACGGCAATACAATCATTTAAAAAGCTATCGCTCACACGCATTTCAAATCCGACACACTGAGTTTTGACTAAATCAATTTTTCCGTCAATCATTGATTCGCCACGGTTATGCTCTGGAAAAACATCTTTTACTGGGTCATTCCAGTTATCATCTGGGATTCCATCATCGTTCGGGTCCATTTTTGCAACGATATCATCATCACCGTTTCGGCGTACAAAACAATGAGTAATTGTACTTTCAAAACCGCCAGCGAGTAAAATTCCACGCCTACAACCGAATACATTGATATTTGAAAATAATGTGCCTGCACTATACGGGATATACAAGCCTGTATGAGCTTTTTCATGGTTACACTCAATCACGACATTTGTCAAAGTGGTTTTTGCATGGTGAATATAACTGCCGTTTTCTGTGCCTGTTGTTTTATACGACAGAACATACTGCATGTTATCAGCGATAGCTGTAATTTTAGCACCATTGAAATCGACAAGACCGTCACTATTAGGCACTTTTGACATGTCAATATCAATCGGGGTAGCAACACCGTAATTTTGATACCGTGTACCTTTAAAAGTAAAATTTGACGGATTCTTGAAACAGCAGTCAAGCGCTTTCTGTAAAGCTACGCTATCATCGGTGACGCCGTCACCCTTTGCGCCGTAAATTTCGGGCGTAATAACTTCATTTACATTTGTCGGCATTAAATATAATCCATTTACGGTTTCGATACCTGAAATTGGCGCATTTCTCATAACTTGAAAGGTACATGCTCCGCCGTCACCAACGGAATAATAACCGTTTGTGTGAACAGTTTGACCTACTGAAAAATGATAATCAAGAGCGTTTTGCGTGGTGTCAAAATTGACTGAAAAAAAGGGTGTGATATACTTTGAAAGAATATCATCAAAATATCCATCACTTGCCATTTCATCAAGTTTCTTGTTGACTGAATCCTGTACGCCACGGTTGAAATATTCATCAAGCAACTTTGCAAGTTCATTGTAAAGTTTGTTGAGTTCTGAAACATCTTCGCCCAGTTTGATAACATCATCACGCAAGCCGTTAACATATGTTACAAGTTTGCAAAGCACTTCATAATAAGAAAGCGAATCGTCATATACCAGCGGTAATACTTTCTGACACCAAAACATGAACGGCGCTGAGGTCTGCGGAATTGGTAGGTTGATTGACATAAAAATCACTCCTTTAATAAATCGTCATAAATAAGTCAGAGAGTTCATCAAGAATCATTGCATCAATGTTCAAGAAAGTTCTTCTAAATTCATTTAACATTGCAGAATAAGTCTGTGAACCTCTTTTTCCTATGATGTTTTCAACATAATCTTGTGTATTTGTTGTGTTTGTGTTTGAACTTAAATCACCCGTTGCAGTTCCTTTTCTTGATGTGTCCACATTATCAGTAGAATTAAAAGTTTTATCGTTTGTTGACGATTCTGTCCCTGATGTTGTTTCTTTGTTTGTAGTTGTATTTTTAGCTGTGCTTTTTGTTGTGTCTGTTGATGAAGAAGTTAACTCCCCCGATGAAGTTCCTTTTGCGGTTGTTGCGTCCTCCGAATTACCATGCTTATGTCTTGCATTAGTTAGGTAAGTAAGATTATTCAAATTCCCAACCGAACCTTGTGGAGTGTCGGAATAATCATCATTATCATTATAAGTCTTTGATGAAGTCGAACTATCAGAAGTTGAGCCCGAATTTGAAGAAGATGAGGAATTAGTCAGCGTTCCGTCATTCTTATTCTCTGATGTTGATTCACCTGATGAAGTCCCCGATTTTGTCAATTCAAATGCTGAATGTTCGGCACTTGCGAACACATCTTTTTTAGTTTCTGTTTCGGTTGTGTTTTTTGTATCTGTCTGCGAAAAATCTGTATTGCCTGTGCCCGCCGTGTTAGAAGTCGTTTTAACATCAACATCAATTAATGGGTTGAATTTCAGCAGTTCACTTTTATACAGCTGATTGAAATATGGCATTATTTCATTTAACTTGTCATTCAATTTTAATTTCCACACACCGACAGTTTCAAAGCCGATTTCCCTTAAATAATAATGACGGAGAATTTTCTTTTCAAGTGGAATTTTATAATCTTCATCAAAAATCGGGTAATCAAAATCAAAAATCAACGGTGCAGATTTTGAAATTATTTCATCAACTTTTGAAAGACCTTGCGAATCTGTGAAACCGCACAGATTTTCACAGATAAATCGCAATTCTGTAGTATATTTACTCATCTTCTGTATCTCCTTCGCTTAAATCGGAGCTACGGTATTCGCAATTTACATTCAGCCCAAACATAGCATTTATTTTTTCGCATGCCTGTTGTCGCATTTGTAATCGTGAATATCGGCTGGCTATAACACCGCCCATGTTATTGATAACTTCAGAAGAAATCAATCGCTCTTTTTTATTATAGGTGATATTTGAAATACCTAAATAGGTTAGAGCCTCGTTCCAAATTTTTTCTTTTAGTTCATAAAGCAATGGAGCATTAAAGGGTGCATCAGTCTTTAGAACTGACAAGGCTTGCTGGTCGAATTTGTCATTAGCAAAAATGAAAGGAGTGTTGCCGTCATATTGCATGTACATGTTTTGCATTGTCAACCGCTGATTGTCATTACATTTAATAAGTACGGGCGTTTTCTGTGCATTCACATTAACATCAATTGTTCTGTCGATATTGTACAAGCGTTTTGCAAAAATTGTAACATCATCAACCGAATTAGTTCGCAACATGTTGTTGAAAATCGGAACACTGTTTTCAAGTGTTAAATGCATGTTATAGCCATTTGAGGCATAGGCGGTTATATCTGTCGGTATATCATAAACATTAAAATTTCCGCCGAGCATGCAACGCAAGCACAAAAAACCGACAACATCATCTTTGAAAAAGACCGCTGAACCGTTTCCGAATAAAGCCAGTTCAAGAAATCGTTCATCAACAGTATCAGGCAATCCCGTCCATTTAAACATTGAGATTGAAAGCTCTGTTAAGCGTCTGACATACTGCATATAGCTAAGGGAGTTATCAAACATTGATTCCCCTGTTAATGTTTTTTTCTTCTTTCGCATATTTGTTTCACTTCCTTACACTGAATTATCAAGAGAATAATTGCCAACTTCTGAACCGTTTTTCCAAAAAGTTATGCCGTTGTTGTAAATAGAGCATATCTTTTTAGCATCATCAGCTGGAACACTTCCCTTTATTGTACATGCGACTGTTTTCGTGAAAGTCCAGTGCGGTCTAACATTTCTGTTAGGCGTTTTCACTCTGTGTGTAGCGTACCCGAATTTATCAAAATAATCATCAATTGTATGTGCAATTTGTGGGGTGATACATTTTGTTGTGATTACAAAATTAAGTAAGCCGAGCCAATAAGAAATCACACCACTTGTTTGACCGCTTGTCTGCGACCCTTGCAATTTTGCTTGTTCGCCTTCATTCATCAAATTAGCGATTGCTCCAAGCGTGCTAAGTCCAGCGCCAGCAACAGCGCCAGCAACATTGCCCGTCAATGCTCCGCCAGCAACGCTTGTAATCATGCCATTTAATAAGTTCGGCAAAGTCTGTGTTTGTGTTCTCGCCAACCACTGGTCATAGTAATTTGATGAAAACGAAATTGCAGGAAAAGAATTCATTGTGATTGCCTCGTCAGTGTTTTCGCCAAGATTCTTATAGTTTGACGGATAAAGAATTGCAGGTGAACCGCCTGACCTATCCGAACATACATAAAAAGTTGGTGTTGAATTTAAGAAATATTCAAATTTATACACAGCTGAACCGCCCTGATTATTTGACACATATATAAATGTGTACGGATATTGCAATAGTTTTTTATTTCGCGGAGCATACCCTGAAATCATCGCTCCCGAATGCGTTATCAATTTTTTAATCGTAGTCGGTGCTATGTTGATAGCGACTGTCGAATTTGCGACTTGCGTTTGATGTTCTGCTTGATGGTCTGAATGCTGTCCGTCAAGCCCTATCCCGTATAAATAATTAACAAGACTGTCTGCATCGGTTTCAAATGTGTAAGTTCCTGATACAATTTTTTTATCCATCATTGTATAAACTGAGCCGAGTATATCTTCATATGTGTTCGGGTCGCATGTTGTTTGAACAACATAATTAAGCGTCAAGTCGCTTGTTGTTCGATTTCCAAAAACATATTCACCGACATTCACAGTTTCGGGAACAAGATTTTCACCAATTTCATCGGTTGCCGAGTGTTCACGCTCGATAAAACACTCGCCGACTGAATAATTAAAAAACCATGTTTGCATTACATCAATTTCAAATGTGATTTCTGTTACGGCATTGTTCACATATTCTACCGATGTTATAAATGCATAAAACCATTTAGAGCCAAAGCCCGAATTTTGAAACATTAAATAATTACAATCATAACATGCATCAGCCGATAGACCGACACGCATAGTCCCTTTATTCACTCTTTGATATGTTTGAGCGGTCAAACTATGTTTTGCAAGACCTGAAAAATAAGCAGATTGTGCTGAACTTGATGAAAAATAAATCGTATGTTCATATGACGGGTCAAGTGGCACATTTGAAAGCAGTTTGATATTTGTTGACGGCTCGACATACATTTTAATCACCTCGTTTGACAAGTAATGTGTGTCAAGTTTTTTGCTTGACACACATTATAAAAATTTAATCTGTAATGGTCACAGTGCATTCACCTGACTTTGTTGCGTCATAAGTTGATGTTGCTGTAATTTTTGCCGTTTTTGCTGTAACCGATGTTGCAACAGTTACATGTCCGTTAATGTCAACAGTTACACCGTCCGTGTCAGATTTCCAGTTTACCGTTTTTGGCGCATAATTTTCAGTTTTTACAGAAACAGAAAGCTGAACGCTCTGACCTTTTTTGCATGTTATTGCAGTCGGCGAAACAGTAACAGAAGTGACGGTCGGAACGGCTGGAACAAATACGAGCGCATTTGCAAATGGCGACATCGAAAATGTTTTCCATGTGTGGTAGAAGTAGTTCCAGTATAGCCCCTGACCGTTGTAGTTTTCTGTAAATTCGTACATGATGTCAAAAATCATAAAGAAATTCTTGTCAACAAGAACGGCTGGAATAGCGTTGAGCGCTGTGAGTGTGTCCTGTGAGGGTTCTTCATAGTTCGGGTCGTCTTTGAAAAGAGCGTTAAGTCTTGTTACATCAAGAGTTCCGAACCCGTCAATCAAAATTCTGTGTCCCATGAACTCAGCTTTTGACATGTTAAAAGCTGAGGCCAAAACTTCAACATCAATTTCGCTGTCAAACTGCGAATTGACAAGTAAATACTGGTCGTTTTTGTCAGTGAAAGTCTGAACGCCCGCAACATTATAGTTGTTTGACATGAATGTCAAAGCATTTGACACACCTTTAATTTTAGTGACCGCACCTTTTGCGTCATTTGCGTCAACGGTAATTGCTGAAAGTCTGCCGTCAAGAATAGCTTTCGCAAGCATATACTTTGTTGTGACGAATTCATCATAATTCGCCGCGGTGTACATGGCATTCACGATTTTTGAAATCAAATCCGTTATTCCGTCCCATGACAAGAAAGCCTGATTCAAGTCTTTATTCTGAATGGTCTGCTTGTAGAATTTCTTGTAATTCAATGTGTGAAAAGCCGCTCTGACATCTGGAATTTCTCGTGCGAAAACTTTGCTTTCGCTTTCTTCAACATCGTACTGGTGAGGATTTGCAATGTTCACGAAAATCTCTTCAATGGTCTCACCAAAGTCAATAAGACCTTTTTTGAACATTGAAAGCGGATTGCTGTACATTTTTGAAGTAATGATTACCCGTGCGATACGGTTTACAAGGGCGTTCAAAAATTCATTCTGTAACGGTGTGTATTGCATAATAATTTCGCCGATTCTGCGAATGCTTTCGGGTGTACTCTTTGCCGTTGGGACAAAATCACGGTAATTTGTGCTTGCTGAATTTCTGATTGCGTTCAGAATCTCAACGCTTGTTGCGTTAAGTGTTTGTGTTTTTGGAATTGTTGGCATTTATTCTTCCCCCTTTTCGAATAAATCTTCTGTTGTGATTGTTTCGGCAGTTGTTTCACGAGTTTCATCATCGTCAGCATCGTCAGTGTCAAAATTTACATCACCATTGAAAAATCTGTGCATGTATTTCTTGCGCCACGATTCATTTAATTCATCGTATTTCTTACGCCAATTTTCGTTATCGGAATTATCCGAATTAACCGCCGAATTAAAGGCATTTGTTACATCGTCAACAAATTTAAGCGCTCTTTCTGAGGTGTCGTCTCCGATGAAGTCATGAACGATTTTAATAAATTCTTCAAGTTTCATGTTATCAACCTTTCAATATGTTATTTACCAACATTTGAGCATATGTATAATCAAAGTTGGCATTTTTTAAATTAGTAAAGCGTTTTTCGCCATTACCATATTTACCGCTTATAATATCGTTTGCAATTTTATTATATTTTGTTTTTGCTGTTGTTTTTGCTGTTTCAGTTGAATTACTAATCATTTCATTAACAATTGACTGACAATAATTATAATCAATATTAAGCGAAACAAGTTTGTTTTTGCGCTCTGTACCGTTTCCAAATTTTCCGCTAATTACTTCACGCGCGTAGCGCTTATATATTGTATAGTATTTATCGTGAATATTGTCAATTGTAAATGTTTTATTCGTAGGCGTAGTTTCAGCAGATTTAAAATCAATATAGCACACATTAACATCAACATTTCCGTTGATTCCATTAACGCTACCGTTTGCCGTTAACTGCCACATGCAAAAAGTGGCATTTTTACCAACATTTGTAGGTTTATAACTATAGCTTGCAACCCACTTGTAAATATTTTTTGATAAATCATTAATATTTATTCGGTCAACAAATCCGCTAATCGCTGATGCATAGACACCTGACATGTAACCTTTTTTCTGTAAATAATTGCAAAAAATATTAATGCCTGTTGTCACTGTTGTTTTTTCGTTTGTTGGTGTTGTTTCAACATCAATAAACAGAGGCAAATCAAAAGTTTTATTTTTTACAATATTATAAAAAACATTTGCAACTTTTTGTGCGTTTTTTGCAGAAAAATCACGGTTAACGAAATAATAAGCGCCGATTTTTAACCCTGCTTTTTTAGCTTTTGTGTAATTTGTTTCAAAATATCGGTCAATATAATACCCGTCGTCATTTCCGCCAGCTTTAATTATTACAAATTCATAGCCTGATTTTTTAACTTTGTTAAAATCTATCTTGCCCTGCCATGCTGAAACATCAATTCCGTGTGTCATTTTTCTTTGTCCTCCGTTTCATTTTTTAACTTCTGCAAATATGGTGCAAAAAAATTATTCAATGCGGGATTCACTTCACACAAATTTTCAAAGCAACTTATAATCTCCATAAGGCATATATAAATTGCGACTGACGGAAGAATCGGCAAATCAAATGGTAAATTTACAAATTTAACGCCGTAGTCAATTCCGCCACAAGCAATTAGGGCTAGCAATTCTGCCAGTTTATGAAATAAGCCTTTGCGTAAAATAGTGCTGTCAAGTTTTTTGTTATAAATTGCTTTAATAAATCCAGTAAGAAAATCAAAGCAAATTAAAACAAATGGTACAATGTACAAGAAAATCAATTTAATCACCACCTTTTCATTTATATTATAAAGGGGTATTGACTTTTTTACAACACCCCTTTATAATTAAATTATAGATTAAATAAATCGAGGTGAAACAGAACAAATGTGTACTTTTTATGATGGCACAAAACTGCTTTCAATGAAAGATATTAACGGAAATAAACCCGAAATCTATTTATGTACTTCTAATCGTAGTGCTGGTAAAACCACCTTTTTTAATCGGTATTTTGTAAAACGCTTTTTAAACTACGGCGAAAAATTTGTGCTAATTTACCGATTTAAATATGAGCTGGATTCAATTGCGGAAAAATTTTTTAACGGCGTAAAATCTTTGTTTTTTGCTGACTACAATATGAATGCTAAATCTAAAGCTGGAGGCATGTATTACGATTTATTATTATCAAAAAACGGTGATTCAAAAAGTGAAGTGTGCGGCTATGCTATTGCTTTAAACTGTGCAGACCAAATCAAAAAATATTCACATTTGATGAATGATTCGCAACGAATGTTATTTGATGAATTTCAATCCGAAACAAATCACTACGCCACAAACGAATTGAATAAATTAATCAGCGTGCATACTTCGCTTGCTCGTGGAGAGGGCAAGCAATGCCGTTATTTACCAATTTTCATGTTATCAAATAATGTGAGCTTGTTAAATCCGTACTTTGTAGCGCTAGGAGTGTCAACCCGATTGCGCGAAAACACTAATTTTTTAAGGGGAAATGGGTTTGTTCTCGAACAAGGCTATAACGCATCTGCATCTAAAGCGCTTGAAACTTCTGCATTTAATCAGGCGTTTCAACAGGCGGACTATGTTAAGTATGCCTCTCAAAAAACATATCTAAACGATAACACGGCTTTTATTGATTCGCCAAAAGGCAAATCAAAATATTTGTGTACTATACGATTTAAACATAAAAATTTCGGCGTTTTTGAATTTGCAGAAGAAGGAATTATTTTTTGTTCTGATGTCGCTGATACTTCGTACCCGCTTAAACTTGCAATCACAACCGAGGATTTAAGGATAAATTATGTAATGATTAAGAAAAATGATTTATTCATTTCAAATTTACGCTATTATTTTGATAACGGGTGTTTTCGTTTCAAAAATTTGTTGTGCAAAGAATGTATTTTATCGGCATTATCTTATTGATTATCACATTTTTATAAAATTAATGTGACACGCGGGGCGTACTGATTGAGTTCAGCCGTGTATCTTTCGGCTTTACACACCGCTTTAATTTTTAAAAATGATTCGATAATACAAAAAAGCACTTGCAAATTGCAAGTGCTTTTTTAATTTTTCATGTCATAGTATAAAATGTTTCGGTAAGCACAACACCGCCATTAATTTGAACAGGTCGCAATTTAAGAGGAACACTCAACCCAGCTTTAAAATCATTTATTGTGCGTTTTTTCTTTAAAAATTCTTTTGCATCATCGTTCATATTAAGGTCAGAAATGTCAACATCTGCGCCGATTGATTTTAAAAATAATACCTTGCATTGCTCTGGCATGCCAGCGCATTTGACATTATAGAAAGGTTTATCAATCGGTTTCAAATTTTCTGCCGTAATGTGTTCAATGTATGTTTTCTGTCGAACAAATAATCCTTTATCCCAACAGCTTTCAAGTTTCCAGCAGAGAAAATTTTTATCATCAACCTTTATTCCCTTAATTTCATTAGGATTGCAATTACAATGAATACTATCTGTGTCAGCATAAATAAAATTACTATAATTTTTCTGCGCCGCACGAATTGTAAAATTTCTTGCGTATGAAGTAATCGCAGAACCCACAGGAATATAAAACGGCTTTTTATCGCAAGCATAAACGCCATAAAATCCCAGTGACAAATCATCTTTAATGTATGCAACCTTAAAACTGCTGTCAGTGTTAGTCGCTGTTTTTCCGTATAAATTATTCAAGTATAGTTTTGCCAATGTTTTTTTAGCACCTTTACTATTTAATTTTATTTTTTTATATTTATTTATATAGCTATCAAATATTCCGATTGCTTTATTAAAATAACACCCGTCAAGTATTTCAAAATCTATCAAATTGTAATGCTCTTTGATTAATTCAAAATCGGTCATAGTTAATGTTAATATAACTTGCGTATTTTGTTCATTTCCGTTTATGTCTAAATATTTTTTATAGTATTTGTTTGTTTTTTTATCATAAAAATCTGATGTTTCTAACCATTCCGTACTTTTATAACGATATGTGTTTTTAACTTGAATACATGGCAAAAATCCCTTTTTCAAATAAAACCGTGTTTTAATTCGGATAAAATAATATTTTTCCTTTGCAATTTCAGGAATATAATTTCCAATCCAAAATGTTGGTAATCCTACGGGGTAATAATTCCCACTTTCGCTATGCATGACCGATGGATATAAACTGTTTACATCTGCTGTTGTTCCGTTATTATAGATTTTATTTTCGCACCCCTTTTTTAAATAGCACCAACCGCCTTTATATGATTTTCGCACATACTCATCTGCGTTCTTAAATTCTAACGGAACATTAATAGTACATTCGGCAATGTTCGGGAATAGTCTTTCAATTAAGGGTTTCGTCATGATAGTTTTATATTCATTCAGACAACAACTGCCAATTGTTAAACTGTCATGCTTTTCATCGAACATAATTTCGAGTGCCTCTTTAAGAACAAGTACATCATTCTTTATATATTCTTGTTCTTCAAGTGTAATATCACAACCAGCATAACGATATCCTTCATATTCCATTTTTAATTTTTTATGCTCTGTATCAAATGATTTACCGATTGATTCAAGGCTAAATGGCAATAATTTCAAGCTGTCCCGAATTTCAATAATTTTATTATTTTTCTTTATGATTATATAATACCACTGACCCATTTCGCTTATACTGTATTTAATTGTATTATTTTTCATGTCTTTTGTTTCAAGCCAGCGTACAAGTGACCCGTCAGCATTCATTTTTTCATATGCTTGCTCATATTTTAAATCTTTGAGCAAATACGATAAAATGAAACTACCGTCAAATTTTAAGTTATGGAAGTACATTTTAATATTTTCATTTAGACTAAAAAAATAATTGAAGAAGTCCTCAATGCTGTGCATTATTTTAACATCTTTTTTATACAATTCGCAGAAACAAGCCGACCAAACTTCTGTAAAAGTCTGACCCTTAAAAACAGTAGTTTCAAAATCTGCCACATAGATTTTAAATTTTCTTTCTTTCATATTTAATCACTTCGCATCATGTCTTGTTGACTGGGAATTTCGCCACCATTGAAAATCATTGCCAATTTGCTATAACTGGCGTTATAATCTTCTTCATCTTCTTGCGCACTTGCATACATTACAGTGTTTAACGCCTCGTTTATAACATCAGCATTTTGTTCCAAATATTTTTCAAAATCGCTTAAAGCGTTGACATTTTCATATGCTTGCTTTGTTCGTTCAAAAATTTCTTTCAGTTTTATTGCTGAGTTTTCGCCATGCGCACTGCGATAATGTAAATAACGCCAATCATTTTCAGCAATAATTTCATCAAGCCTATTTTCAACGCTTGTTATTGCAGAATAGGACGGGATATATTCTTTAGTGTCAGTAGGAAACTGTATTTCTTGTTGTTTTTGTTCTTTTCGTGCTTTTCGTGTTTGTGCGGCTTTTTTCGCTCTTGCTTTACGCTCAATAGATTGCCCAGCTTTACCACTCACGACTTTTCCAGTTTCATCGTTTAAATAAGTTGTTCCCTTTTTAGAATAGATATTTAATTTTTTAAGGCTTTCAATTCTCTTTTTTGTGATTCGTTTCGGCTTTTCAATGGGCAATATTTCTGATTTATCAAATCGAAAGCCCCTTTTTTCAGCCGCTTTAATTCTTCGCTTTAGATTTTTAAGTGCTTTTTCGTATTCCAGTTGATTTAATGTTTTTTTCTTTTTCATCATATCCACCAACCTTTTGAAAATTAAAGCCCCGTCAACTTAATGTACGGGGCTTTTGTGATTATTTCATCGCTTATACCAATGAACAAGTGATGAAATGCTTTCCGCTGTAGTTCTTGCTTTCTTTTTTGTAAAATTCGATTTCAAACGGCTCTGCTGTGTCAATCATTTCATCAAAAATACCAACAAATGATGAAATAGCGCTGTCCGAACCTGTGTAATATTTTGTTCCCGATTTATCAACAATAACCATTGTTGTATAGTCCTGCTCATTTTCAGGAAGTTTTTCGTTGTGTATGCTCAAATAGGCATAAAAATCGGGAGCAATAACAAGTGGCTTTTCAGGTTCAACCACCTTGTCAATTGCAATTGCTGAGGTCAAATCTTTCAGCTTGATTTTTTCTCTTGTGCTGAGTTCCTTGCTACTTTCAGTAATAGATGTTGTGTAATTTGTCATGTCAATATCTCCTTTATTATTCTTCTTTTATCGTCGCTTTTTCGATAAATTCTTGTTCGGGCATTTCATAATGCCTTTTAATTTCGGTGTACCCTTTCAGTGCAAGATATTTAATGATAGTGTTTCCTATCTTATGTTCTATGCGCTTTTTAAGAGTTTTTTCGTTTGTGAACTTTCCAGCAATTTCAACGAAAATTGTCTGTGTTGTAAAATCTTTCATATTTGCAACAACAACTTCACATCTTGTAACTGAAATAGTTCTGCTAACAACTCTTGCTCGTGGCATTTTAGCATCTCCTTTCATTTTAAATTTGCAATTGTATTATTTGATTTCTTGACTTTGTGAAGAGCAAGAATTATTAATCTATGGAATGATTCCAACATTCAATACATGATTCCAACATTCAATACATGAACATTTGCAATCAATCATTTTAATTCTCCTTTCGCTTTTTTCCGCCCTCTGTTTTTTCTAATATTGAATAAGATTCTGCCTTCTTCGGGTGTGGTGTCAATCTCTTTTGTGAAAAATCGGTGTTTACAGTTTTTGCATTCACGATAGCGTAAAGTCATATCATCAAGTTTCGTAGTCTCAATAACTCTGCTATCGCCAGTTAAACACACTGGGCAATACATGTGTGGTTCACCTCTCTTTCACTATCTATATTATAACACAGATGTTTCGATTTTGTCAACAATTATGTACCAAAAATATTTAACAAGAATGTACCTATTTTATTGTGCATT